GTAACTTTACCGATAGACTTCCCTACAATGGGTTTCAGTCTATCATCGTGGAAGAACTGGTTAAACTCCAAGTTCTGAAGCCGGTTGATAAGATAATAATGGATCTTATCGCGCGAGGCACTATTCGTATAAATAATCAGAATAGTTCCTATGGTGTAGGTACCCCGATGGGGACCTTCCCTTCTTTTCCTCTTGCCTCATTAGGCAATGGAGTCGCGGCAGCAATTTGTTTTGCTAACGCCCACCTAAATGGGGACGTAACAAGATTACGCCTGAACCATTTACCTGCCCGAGTCATCGGGGATGACTTTGTAACATGGGACAGCGGTTTAGCTGACCATTACAAGGTGTTGATGCAGAGACTAGGTGTTGATATTCAACCCAGCAAATGCATGGAATCTCAGTACGTTGCTGAGATGTGTTCCAAGATTATTACTGATCTTGGAGTCTTTCAACAGAAGAAGTTAGAAACACTAGCTTCCGCTGAGAGCCTTCAATCGTTCAAGTCGCAATTAGAATATTACGGCCCTGATCTGATTGAGTCTTTAGCACAGTATGACCCTGCTTTTGCAGAGCGGGTTAAAGTGCTGTACCAGATCCCTCAACCTTACGGTTTGGGACCGATCGTATCCGATAAGGATTACGGTATCCTCAATAGCTTTTGGAAAGCATTGGGGATTGTACACGAGGTTGCTTCTGTACACCAGGAGCCCCTTAACGGGCGAGATCTTCAGATTCTCGAACATCGTAAGCAAGCCTACCCGAGAGATTTAACTTTCGTGGTTAGTGCTAAGGTTCGCGAAGATCCTATAGCGATTTCGTCACTACAGGATTCTATCGAGACATCCATACTTCTTTTATATAAGAAGCTCATGGAACCCAAACTCACTCTTGAAGAGAGAGATGAGTTATCACAGGTTATCCTAGGATATGGAAATATGCTAGCTCACCTAACTACTGACTATGATCTCCATCTAAGGAGAACTAGATTTCAGTACCATCTGGAGGATCCACGAATGGAACACCACAGACAGTTGGAGGATAGGGATCAACTAGAGAAACTAGCTGATATATCCGTGGCAACTTCAACCCTACAGAAAGGAGGATATGAAGATGGACACATCCCTTGACGCACGACTTAGAGAGATTCAACAATCTCAAAAAGCATTCGTCTATGAGAATGTAAGTTCTCTAGGAGAGGACGCAAAGTCACTTCTCTCTAGTGAGGAGGCTATCGCAGCCTTAATGGCTTGCGTTATAGCGTTAGAATCTGTAGTACCCGGCACTGCCGAGAATCTACTGATTAGGCG